CGAGCAATTTAGCTTTTTCATTGTTGTTCATAATATATCCTATAATAAAATTTGAGGGGACTTTCACCCCTCTAGTATTAACCTTCGACTGATTCTTCATCAGCAACTTCTTCCACCGGTACTTGACCTTCTGGTGTTTCGTTGCCTTTGGAAGCTGCGTTTAGAAACTTAACTGTTCTGTTTCTTAAACCGCCAACTGCTTCAAGCTCAGGGCCTTCAAATCCACCTCTTTTAGAACAAATATCAATTATTTGTACCATTGTAGCGATGTCCTGTAGACTTAACTGTACGCTTTCTTCAGCTTCAGTTTCAACGTTATTCACTTCTTCTGACATAATTTTCTCCTATGCATAGTTACGAAAATAAGAAGACCCACCCCATGTGGCATCTTCCATTCCTACAATATATTTATACATCGTAGCTTGAGTTTTTCTCAAGAGCGATAAAATAATCCACCGGATAGTTACTGTTAGTCCAGTTAGAGATTAGCTTTGAGCTTATGCTTACAAAGTAATCACCTGGCAATAACTTCAGGTTAGGAATACTTACCACGAAGTTAAACTCATTTTTACATGAGTTATCTTTATCAAGGTCAATCTCAAATAGATTTGAAGTAGAGTCTCTTGTATCAAGTACAGAGGCTGTTATAACTCCATTGCTACCTGTGATTGCCAATTCAGTGTGACCTAATACTGCTGCAGCTTTACGAATTTGATTTAGTTTATCTTCTTCGATATTAACTCCAACTTCTGGGTCTGGCATCTGAATGTCTTTTTGAGGAGTGGTAAGTATATCACTTTCTGAAAAGAAATATCTAATCTTTTGACCACTACCTGTTATTAATACTGCTTTGTCTTCAAAGACCAATGTTGGATTATCTATAAGACTTAACACAGATAAGAATTCGTTTAAATCATAGATTCCAAATTCTTTTGGAAAGTCTTCAACAATTGTAGCAGAAGCTAGAATCGTTTTAGACTCTGAGATTGTCTTAAGTTTTTGTCCTGGCTTAAAGACTAAGTTAGGATTAATTGTTGCGAAGTTTTTTAACACATTCAAGGTGTCATTTGATAGATTCATTATTTTCTCCATAATGTATTATTATACCATGTATTTAAGTAAAAGTACACAGTTATTTTTCATTTGCTTTATCATGCTCATTTAAAGCGATAATAGCGTAATGTAAAACTTTTTGTAAATCTTTTCTATGGTCTGCAGTAGTTCCTTTTTTACCATAGCGCTGTGCATACTTAAGAATGTTACCTATTGCAAATCCAATACCATGTCCACAATCAGAGATAAACTCGGTAGATTGAAATCGATTCTTCGAATAGTGACCATCATAAGTTACATCAATATAAGTCTGAAGCTCTTGTATCAGAGCTCCTTCATTAAACTTATAGTTTATTTTATTATTCTTTTTATTAAACATCTACATCCTCAGTTACTTCAGGGTTATATTCATCAGCATCTACTTTACTGTATAAGTCAAGAAATGCATCTTTTGTATCATCATCAAATCTTGAGATACAAAGGTCAATTGCTTTATCTCTCTTTTGAAAGATTGAGAAAGTTTGAACAATGTGGCAAAGCCTTCTTGTTGAAATGACTTCATCTACACCATCATCGTAAAATGTTTTTCTGATAATGTCAGCCCAAAGTACAAGCTTTTCTGCAAAGTCTTCATCAACATAGTTGAATTTTTCCATGTGCTTAATTACGATTTTCTTTTCAATACCAATTGATGGAAACTTTTGGTCTACTGAAATAGTAAACCTTTCAAGGAAAGCATCATCGATAATAGAAGCAGCTGTGAATCTACCATCATCTGAACCTTTACCTTTTGTGTTTGCAGTTGCTATAACATTAAATCCATTAGCAGGCTCAATAACTTCTCCAGTCTTTTTAACCAATACAGGTTTACCTTCGAGGATTCCTTGTAAGCACATAATTTTATTTGTAGCTCTATCGATTTCATCCAATAAAAGGATTGCGCCATTTTCCATAGCTTTAAGAACTGGACCTTTTGAGAATACGGTTTCACCATTAATAAGTCTGAATCCACCCAATAAGTCATCTTCATCAGTTTCAGGATTGATTTGAACTCTTATGAATTCTTTACCGACTTTAGCACAAGCCTGTTCAACCATGAAAGTCTTACCATTGCCAGAAAGACCACTGATGTATGTAGGATAAAACATATCCGATTTGATTATTTTAACGATGTCATGATAAGCACCCCATGCAATGAAAGTTGAATCTGCTTTTGCATATGTTTTTTCATCGTTTACGATTGACTGCATTTGAGCAGCATTAGTTGGAATTGAAGCAACAACTGTATTTGAAACAGCTGATTGTCTTACTGGTTCTAATAAAGAAGCAAGGTCATAAGTACCTATTCTTACTCTATTAGTTTTATCTAGTAATGGATTCCAATCCTTACCTGAATATCCCAGGCTTTTACCAAGGTCTACAATAAGACCGGTTCTGAATTGTGTTTGGTCTGGATATTTTGCAGCCAATTCTTTCAGTATAATTTCAGTTGATTTTTTCATAATATAGTTCTCCTTATCAATTTATATGTATATTATACCACAGTTCTCTGTGAATGTACACCCTTTTTGTGAAAATAATTGCACTTTTTTCACTCAGCGACCGCCTTACCAAAGTTAGTCAATAGTGTTTTATTAAGCTTTTTAGACTTACTGAATTTCTTAAAAGCTTGTGTTATTTGTCCTTTTGATGCATCATCAGCAGGAGTAAACTCTTCTACATCAGTTTCGAGTTGCTTTCCTTTTAAGACATATAATTGGCTGTAACCTAGTACATCAGAAAGTGTTACACATTTCTTTTTACCATACTCTTGGTTAAATGGTTTTAACTGATAGTTATCCATCCAAGAATCGCCTATTGCTTCACCAATTTTATTTTTAAAGCTGTATCTGTCATCAGCAATAAAGAATCCTAATGTTGTAGCATTGAATTGCTTTTTGATATTATTAAGTAATGCTTCAGTTCCACCTTTTCTACTATCTGGCATTTCAACAGATTTACCCATAATATTAATATACATTTTTCTATAAGTACTGTATCTGTCACCAATATCAGTTCTCTTAATATTTTCATTATATGTTTTAACAAATCTACTTCCATTTGTATCGCCATCTGATATTACAACAACATTCATATTTTCAACATTATGTGTTCTTTTAAATTTATCGATAATGACATGAGATGCTACGAGTGCTTCATTTAATGGTGTTGAACCATAGTCTTCATTTGGTGAAAGCACATATCTTTCAGTATAATTTCTAGATTTGCATAATGCATATCTTAAATACATATGACATATAGCTTTTTCAAAATCTGCTTTCTTTAGTTTTGAAGTAACTAATTGTGGCATTGATAATCTTTGGTGATATAATTCACCATCTGTTTGAGATGATGTATCTAACCCGTCATCATCATATAACCCACCATCGCCTAAAGCTTTGTTTGCTGTAGAAAATGCATATACTTCGAAAGGTATGTTTACTGCTTTACAAAACATTACAAGGTGAATAAGTTGGTCCATTACATTACCCATTATTTCACACATAGAACCTGAGAAATCGATAATCATTACCATTCCATGATTCTTTGCATCTGCTAATTGAGTAACTCTTGAAAAAATATCTTCATTTGTTTTATAAGACCAAACTTTATTTACATCAATTGAGCCTGTTTTTGCTGTTTGAGCTCTTGAGTATCTATATGCAGCTTTTCTCATTTCAAATTCTTTTACAGCAAAGTTAACATCTTTTTTTACTGCTTTGATATAATCTTTATATTCTGCCATAGCAACATCAACATCTTCAGAAGCAAACGATGGCATGCCAGATATAACGTTATCTCTTTCTTTTGAAAGCTGGTCGAATGGTATTACTAGTTTGCTTTGAGTATCTTTACTAAATCCATTACCTACTAATACTTGTGTTCCATCTTCTTTGATATCAAGTAATTCACTTTCTTTATTTCTAAAATTTTCATCTGATTGTGAAACATCTTCATCTTGTGGTTCTGATATATCTGGTGCGCCAGGTCCAGCTTCACCTGCTTCTTGACTACCTTCTGAATTAGATGGTTGTTGCTCTTCTTCTTTCTTTTCTTCTGGTTCTACATCATCGTGACCAGGTGAAGATTGCGTTTGTTCTTGTTCTTGTTCTTGCTCTTTTTCTTCTTGGTTATCGCCTTCGTCAACTTCAGGCGCTGGTGGTGGTGTAAGTAACTCTTCTTGATTTTCTTTTGTATAAGCTAATACATCTCTTACTAACTGCAATACTTCATCAAAAGTTTCAGTTGTCATTGCTCTATTATAATATACGATTTCTTCGTCATTCATAGGAACATCAAGATGAGCACCAACCTTTGCTTTTAGATTGATTTTATCGATAAGCTTTACGTTATCCCAATCCATATCATGAAATTCTTTACCAAAGAAACCATCATCAAATAGTTTTTTGTAGCCTCTTGCCATTGGAGATATAAGACCAACATAAGCATCTTTGATATGTCTTTCAATTCTAGCATCTTCAATAACATTAATATAAGTACGTGGACAACCTTCTAGTTTTTCCGGACTATCATGCCAACCTTCGAAAGGTGTAAATAAGGCATGACCAACCTCATGACCTATTAATAAATCAGAAACATCTTTACCCATATCTTTCCACATAGGTAGACCAAGAATTCTATCCTTAATGTCAAACCATGCAGTAGAATAGTTACCATATTGCACGGTAATATTCTCTTTTGCAAGTAATTTAGCGAGTGTCGATTTATGTTTAATCATAGGGTTCCTTATCAATGTATGGTTATATTATACACTAGTACAACGTAAATGTACACCTTTTTTGTGAAAATAATGAAATTGTAACACAATTGTAACATTCCTGTAACATTCCTGTAACAATTGAAATGGTGGAGCTGACTGGAATCGAACCAGCGACCTCCTGCGTGCAAAGCAGGCGCTCTCCCTACTGAGCTACAGCCCCTATTTTATTTTAGAAAAGTTCTTTTCTTTAAAGAATTCAATCTTACTTCTAAACTTATTCTCTAATACATCACCTTTATGTGATATAATAAACACATTGCTTCCATCATCTAATGTATCTAATATCTTTGTAAGGTTATCAACACCATCTAAATCTAAACTTGAATCGAATGTTTCATCTAAAATAAGTAAATTAGAAGCTGCACTATTCTTCATTTTTGCTATTTGTCTCCAGGTGAAAAGAAGAGATAAATCAATTCTTTGTTTCTCACCTTCAGAGAATGAAGCATAGTTAAATGAATCACGATGTCTAGACCTAATCGTTTCATTGAAGTTTTCATCCAAATGAAATGATACAAAGAAATCTAGAATCTGTAAATACTGATTAATTAACCTATTCATTACTGGTAAGTATTGCTTAATGACTTTTGTTTTGATACCAGTGTCTTTAAGCATTTCACCTATGACTTCATTATAGGTTCTTTCTTCTACATATTCTAGTTTCTTTTCAGTAGATGTATCTTTACTTTTTCTTAGAGTATTTAACTCTTTCTTTGCTTTTGATACATCACCTGTTTGACCTTGTAAGCCATTAATTTCTTTTTGTATTTTATCAACTTCTTTTTGTAGTAAAGCAATAGCATCATTATTTGAATTAATCTTTTGTTGCTTTTGCCTTAACTTATTTAAGCTATTAGATACTTCCTGTTGTTCAGTTCTTAATTCAGAAATATTTTTAGATAAGTCTTCTTTTGCAGTTTGTATTTCTTTTGCTTTATTCTTTATATAAGATATCTTTTCTTCTTTCTTTTCTTCACCAATTTCTTGGTCACATGTAGGACATTGGTCATTTTCTTCATAGAATCTACTTTCATCTACTAGACCTTTTATCTTATCATTGAATTGCATATCATACGAGTCGAGTTGAGACATTTTCTTTACAATATCTGTACTATGCTTTTCTTCAGTTGATATTGAAGCAGATAGATTCTTTCCTAGCTTTTTACTTTCTTTAAATAGCTTATTGATTTCTTCTTTATGAACCTCTATTGAATCTCTTTTCTTTTCAATTTGGTCATCATTTAGTTCTTGTAAATCTTTAATATATTTACTTTGTGCATCAATCTTTGTTTTAAAAATATCTATCTGATGATTAATATCTGTTAACTCATCTTTGATTTTAGAGTTTCTTTCTTTTAATAATGTATTCATCTTAGAAAAAATATTAATATCTAATAAGTCTTCAATGATATTTCTTCTTGACCAAACTGGCAATTGCATGAATGGTATAAAGGAAGATGACCCAAGTACAACTACCTGGTGAAATGATTTATGATTTAACTTAAGAATATTTTGTTCTAGAAACTTTTGATAATCTCTAGCATTAGAAGCCTGGTTAATCAAATTGCCGTTTTGATATATTTCAAATTTGCCTGGCTTTATACCTCTTACGATTTTAAAGTCATGACTTCCTATTTTCATTTTAACCGTGACTAATGTACCTTTTTTATTGATACTGTTAATCATTTGGTCTTTCTTAATATCTCTATGTGGTTTACCAAAGAGTGCAAAGGATAGAGCATCAAGTAAAGTTGATTTACCTGCTCCATTTTGTCCAACAATTAATGTTGATGGTGTTTTATCCAATAAGATTTTTATTGGGTCGCTTCCGGTGGATAGAAAATTCTTCCACTCGATAGATTCAAAATGTATCATACTACCTCTAGATTCTGTGCTTCAGTATATAGTTTTCTCAATTCAACTTTTAGATGTTCTTTATCTAAGTCTGTGTCAACAGCTTCAACATACGAGTCTAGAAGTTCATTAGTATCTTCAAGGGATATTTTCTCGTCTTCTACGCTTTCTCCCAAATACTCTTCAAAAGATTCTGCAATCTTTAGTTCATATGTTTCAATATTGTTTAGTCTATCAATAAATTTATCAAACATGTATAAGTCATTTTTATTTATAACGATAAGTTTAATAAACTTTTTCTCAAATTCTGATACATCTACTTTATCGTAATCTGTTTTTGTATCATCATATATAACCTTTTTAAACATTGTAATAGGATTACGAACTGGTGTAATTTCTCTTGTTTCTGTATCTAATACATGGAAATACTTAGGGTCATCTACATCAGCCCAAGTAAATTCCATTTGAGAACCAAGATATGTAACATTGCCTTGACTTGATTTTGTATGAAAGTGTCCTGATAGAACCATTTCAAATCTTGAGAATACATCTGCACTCATCCCATGTGGATTAGGCATCCCTGCCATCATGTCGAATCCTTTCAATTCCAGGTGTGCGCCCAAAATTGGAGCTCCGCAATTTTGAGCAAATTCAGTATATTCTTTATAATTAGAATTATTAATCCAAGGTATCACTGCAACGCCAAGACCATCATAGTCAAGAACTGTTGGCTTCATTATAATGTTTACATTTGTGGTAAAATAACCAAGCAACTCTTTGAGGCTACACAACTCGTTAGTATTTTTGAAATAGACATCATGATTTCCGGGTATAATATCCATAGTAATACCGGCATCACGCATAGGCTCAAGGAAATGCTTCCTATTAGCATTAAGAGCTTTGAAGTTAACGAATTTTCTATGCTCATAATAATCTCCTAAATGTAATATTTGTGTTATGTTATGTTCTTTTAGATAAGGAAAGAATACCTCTTCATAAAAGCGTTCCTGATATTGTAAAAAGATATCACTGCTATTTCTCACTCCACAGTGAGTGTCATTTAATATTGCTATCTTCATGCCTGTGCTTGTCTTGCAAGCTTCATCATTCTTCTTTGAGCTTTAGCAATTTTTCTTTGTGCAACATTAATTCTTCTTAATTGTTCTAGAACTAATTTTCTACGAATCTTTCTATTAGACTCAGTCTTAATTCTTTTATTCATAAGACGCAAATGTCTTTGTCTTTGTTTTTCGCTTAATTTTTTCATTACATAAACAGCTCAAGTTTTTCTTTCTCTCGCTTCTTCTCCTCTTTTGCAAATTTCTTAATGGCTTCATCTTTAGTACGGATTGTACCAATTCTTTGTCTTAAAGTGTCTACATAAGCCATTGTTTGTTCAGCACCTTCATTATCCATACCCATTGCAACAAAATCTTCAATACCCATTTTTTCAATGAACTTAAATTTAATATCTTGTTGTTTCTTTTCTTTGGTTATTCTACGGATAAATGCAAAGTAACATATTTGAGTAAAGTATGAAAATGCATTTGGTTTACCTGTTCTTGTAGCAGTTTCGATATTATAATTACTAATTGCTCTTAAACAGTTTTCAACTGCATCCATTACCATTTCTTCTCGATAAGTATACCTCACAAAGTTCGGTCTGTGAGACAGTCCTTCAGATATTCTTATGAAACATTTTGCAATATAATCTGGAACAATAGGAACTTTCTTATTTGCTTTTCTACATGCATGAACTTTAACAGCATAATCCATTACGGCTTGAGAAAACTCTTTGTTATTCACGTAATGAGGTTTATCTTTAGGTTTGACTTTAGTCATATATTTTTCTCCATAATGTTATATTATACCATACTTTTTAGTATTTGTACACATAAAAATTAATTTAATTTATTTTAAAAAAACTGTGTACATTTACTCGTTTTTATGATATAATAATATAGTTATCCGGGGAGGATAGAGGTATACTAAATTAATGAATAGTACGTTTCTTATCCAAGTCCGGAATACCTTCATCAGCATATTCATTAACCAGACGGTTTTCATACTCTTCAAGTAGTTCTTGGTCCGTTCTAGTATCAGGTACACTAATCGGGTTATCCATCTTAAGAGCAAAATTGACATACGTATCTTTTATAGACTCTGCTATCGGTACGTGCTGTATTATTGAACTCTTAAGAACTTTAAATTGTTTTGATTCAGAAAAAGGAAACCAGGCTGTAAATTGAATTCCACCCATCAATCCAGGATTCAATCTTACTGGTCTTTCTATAATAAAATTATCATCATTCTTTACAGCGAGCAATCCAATGATTTCTTCACCATTCATGAGTTTAAAATGTCTTATATTTAATCCTTCCATATTATATATTTATATCCCACATTTTGTAATTAAACCTTTCTTTTGAATATATTTTAATTCTTTCTGCAGCATGTTGTAGTGTATAATTCTTTTGAGATTTCCAATGTAAGTCATCAGCAATATCATACACTTTTGTATTTCGGCCGTCTTCGCTTTTTCTTAATCCTCGGCCTATACTTTGAAGAACCCTAATTTGCGACTTAGATGGAGAAGCAAAGATAATATTATGTAGATTACGAATGTTAATACCAGTGCTAAAAGTTCCAATGGAAGCAACAATAATGGCGTTCTTTTCTTTTTCAGTAATCTCACGGATTGATTCTCTTGTATCGACATCTGTTTCTCCTGAAACGTAAAAAAGCTTTCTATCATCTTTCATTTTTTCTTGTAACATAGAATGCATTGGCTTACCATGTTTCTCTACATATTGAAATAATATAAGTGTATTACCTTCTTGGTCTAAAGCAAGATTAGTAATAAAATTATTTCGAGGTTCATACTTAACAATAAAATCCAGCTCTTGTTGATATTTATTCTTTATTAACTCTCTACATATCTCTTCTTTATATTTAAGTAATATAATATCGATATCCATTTGAGATAGATTGTCACTATCCATTAAAGCTTTTGTTGTTGTAACTTTATATACTGGACCAAACAAACCTTCTAATACTAACTGATGAGTTTGAGTTCCATCTAATGTTCCAGTAGTACCAATACGATATCTAGCATTTACACATTTTTCTAATATTGATGTGAGTGACTTAGCTTTAAAATTATGTGCTTCATCACCTATTACCATACCAAAATTAGAGAACCAATTACCTGGTAACTTATAAACTGATTGCCAAGTAGATATAATAATTCTTTGTTTTACACCAAATTTTTCGCGCCCTGAATATATTCTATGACATGTCTCTTCATGAGACCAACTATCTTTGGCAGAATAATCACCGAAATCATTATACATTTGTTCTACCAAAGATGTTGTAGGTACGATAAGTAATATTTGGCCATCATAGTGTTCTAAAAAGAATCGAATGGCTAAATATATAATTAAACTTTTTCCAGATGCTGTTGGAGATAGTAATAACCTCTTTTCATCTGATAACGCGCACGAGAGTGCATCTAATTGATAATCCCTTGGGGTTATACCTACTCCGTTCACGGAAAGCCCCAATTTCTTAGTATAGGCCTCTAAAGCCCTTGTTTGTGTTAAATGTGCTATATCTAAAGCCCTTACCTCAGGGCTTTTAATTTTATACCCTCTTACATCACAAAATTCTTTTAAATATTGTAAAAGTCCACAGTATAATGTCTTTTTTCGAGTATCAAATAATCTTATTTTACCGTCCCACATTCTATTACGATATGCAGGCATAAATTTATAACCAGGAACAAAGAACTGGAAATGTTCTGATAGTTCCATTTCAATTGAAGGGTCGCATTCTATATTTAAGAAGACCTCATTCTTCTTTATAACGGTTACAATATCCATTAGATTCCGCTGGTAAATTTTCTCCACTCAATCATATTCTTTATATTTTGATGTCTCCACTTTACATTTTCAAGTATTTCTTTTAATGTAGCACAAACTTCTTCTAAGTATTGTATCTTTGCTTGATGCTCTTGTATTATAGGGTCTGAATCATAATAATAATCCATATCACCTTTTAGAACAGTTAAACCATTTAATGGGTCATAATCCCAACCCTTTTCATCTATCTGTTCTTTCGGCATCT